TCCATTTCTTTAAATTGGATAAATTCAAGATCAGGAAGATCCAAGAGTGAGAGTTCAAGAGAACGGATCAATTCTCGCACAGTTCGAAGAACTGGAGTCTTGTCTATTTTCTTGGATGAATCTCTCATCTCTTGTGAGGTTACACCCTCTGACCATTCAATATCGGATGATCTTTCAATTGAACTCTGTAAATTGGATGAGGGAATAGATTCCTTCATTCCAAAATAAGGAAATTTAAGAACACCTCTACGGGGTTCCAACTTCCTCAAAAGTTTACAAAGATAAACTAAAAGATCCTGTTCCCTCCTCGGGGCACTCTCTTCATCAATTGAAAAGAGACCCAATCCTCCATGAGAAATTGGCACTTTCATTGATTCAAAAGTTTTCAAAAGGTTCGGACGATTAAGTTTCAAGAACAGCTGGACAAGCTGTTTCTCGTTACCATCTTCCTTCCTATGAAATCTCATGAAATCTCTAAAAGTTTCTCCCAGGACTTTAGTACGTCGATTAAGAGTCTTCAACTTTCCAGTTGGAAGCAGTTTACCCTCATAAAATAATTGAGAATTTACTGTCCCAAACAACGGATCGAAGAAGGTCTTACCGATCGATAATTCAAGCCCTAGAGAAGGTGCCAAGGTCTTCCATTTATCAGCGATAGATGGAAGAACTCTCATAAGGATGTCATCTCCATTAATAAGATACTCATCAGGTGATGCACCTGCCAACTTGGCAGTTGAATCATTAACCAAACATAGAAGTGGAAATGAAAGAAGACTTCCCATCAATTGTCCATTCCGTTGGATTCCAGGAGAAATCCCAGAACTTTTCGGATAGACTAAAAGATGAGAAGACATTTCTTTCATTGCCCACTCTTTAGTTGGCTGATGATCAATGTATCTTAGGGCATTCTCCAAGATGATTGAACCGCATTCCAGAATAAAATTATCTGTTGCTGCGGAATAATCACCTGAGACCCAAATCTTTCCCGAAGAATCAGACTCACCTTGTAAAAGATGGTCTAATCCTTCTTGAATCTTTGGATCAGCAAGTTCGAGCGAACGACAATTCCAAACCGACCTTTCAAGGAACTTAGTTCCATGAGTCAGTTTAAATTGTTGTTTCGTACCTAAATAGTCCCACATTGTTTGTTGAAGCGGCTTAAGACATCTTGTCTCAGCTTCTCCAGCAGTAATGATACGACACTTTAGGGGTTCCTTAATAGGTTCCACTCGAACAGGAAGAATATCCTTAGGAGGATGACGAGGAAATCGGTAAGTTACTGTTTTACTATCACCACACAACGGAACAGGAGAAGTTTTCGAAATTCCAGAACTGTATGACTCAGACACAAGGTGTTCTGAACATACAATTTGGTTCCAAAATTTCGAAGTATTCCGATGAAAAAACTCTCTAAAATTGAGAGCCTGTCGACAAACTAGTTTTCGAATTTCCCACCTAGGGAACTTTCGGATACAAAATCTGTCAACAGCATCAACGGCTTTTCTCCTTGTCCTTGCGACCGGAGAATTCCGATCTGATTGTGTGCTAAATTGAATTGAACAAAAAGGATCAGAAAGAGTCCCCTGAAGTTCAGGGTCGTCTTTAATCCATTTAAATTGTTCAAGTTCAATTTTTGTAAAACATTGACGGAGAGTCTCGGTGAAGACAACAAAATCATCTTGTTTGACGTGCTTATTTCCAAAACTACGGGATTGACCCATAAGGATTGGAAGATGAATACGTCTCCAAAATGCAAGATTGTCTTCAACGGGACAAGGTGAGTTTTGGGTTGTAAGGGAAGTCCCATATTCCATGTTGGAAGTTAAAATAACTATAGGAGAATTGAACATTGTTCCTTTCTCCTCCAACTCGGCCATGGGTAA